GGCATACTTGGCGCTTAGCGCTAGCGATCCGAAGATGTGTTGTCTCTCTAACCCCTATTTCATGCGAATTCTAGAGAGATTGCCTGATTTATGGATTAACCCAAACATTGACAGATGCGGGAGCATTCTCAACCACAATTATGTCCACAACGAAAGGCGCACCAGCTTGGGGCTCATTCCATCGCGTTGGATAATACACGGCACCGTCAGGCTGACCGATGTCCAGCATAAAGGTAAGAACATCACCTATTCCGCCAACAGTGACGAAACCGAACTTACCAACTGAACCTTGGCGCAGAACTGAAAACCTTGATGCTGGTCCACGGACATCAGCAATAGGGTTTGCTCGGATTGAAACCATCATATCGCGGCTTAATGTCACAGTCTCCCCAATGCCTACAGGGGCATCATTTGTTTGGGGAAGGGTAACAGCCACACGAGATGCGGCACCGTCAAAGACAGTACCAGCTAACATCTCGGTTTCGATTGACTCTGATGATATGATAGCCATGGGGACAGACAATGTAACGTCATACTTTAGTAAAACCTGGAATGTGCCATTGATGATATTACCACCCGCGGCCATAACAAACCTACCTGGAGAATAACGTCTCACATCCGATCCAGTTTGTGTGAACATTTCTGGACGGTCCGCGACAGGAACTTGCATCCCTGTCTTGTCTTCAACCCAAGCTTGTCGAACAATCGTAGCACGCAATGCAGTGAGGAATGCGAGAGTTTCTTTTCGGGATGAAGGCACCATTAGTTCTGGATCCTCAATAACACCGGCTGTGTAACCAGCTGTTGTTGTGGATCCATTCAAAGGCACCACACGAATTTTACACTCATGCCACTTTATGCGTTGGAATGCACTTGCAAGGACTCCTAATCGTCTAACCATAGATGGTGAGATCAAACGATTATATAGAATTTCACCAGGATCTGTGCCGTTAACATTTTGCACTGTAACCACCTCCTCTCCTTGAAAGCGAAATCCTCGTCCACCTTGCGGCATTGTTGCTTTATTGTTGACTCCTGCTGGAAGCAATGGGGTTTTGGGACCTCCATTGCCGTTCTGCTGTTGTTGTCTACGCCCTGAGGCTCCAGAACGGGACATTGTAACCCTCTTCTGTTGTTTGGTCTTCTGTACCATACTGAGGGAACACCACTGCCTGTATTGAAGATGACAACTCCACTTGCAGCGATTCCAATGTCTCCTGGACTGGTATGGGAATACCCCAGGCTAATTCATAGGATAGGCGTACCGCCAATGCAGGTTTAACGATACGTGCCTTACCTACCCTAAAAGGCATTTTGTTTGCACTATAATGCATTTCGGTTATAACTTTCTTTCTACCACCTAACTTAGTTAATGTTTCACCGATGTACTGTTCAACAGGCAAGCCCATCCCTAGGCTTAAACAGCACTGTCCAATTGATGTTAAGTAGTTTCGAATGTACCTGGGAGCAAATCGACCCACCCCCCATTGTATACGTTCTAACATACGTATCGGACTACGCACTAAAGTGTAGGACACACCGTCAAAAACTGGTCGACTTTGACAAAAATCGATCTTTTCCATTACCGTGGCAATAGAATCCAGTTTAGTTGACATTCCAAATTGCTTATACCCCTCAGCTTTAACTAAGTGGGCATTGGCACTTTCAACGAAAACTAGGAAATCGTCTCCATCAATGTATAAACAGTATTTTATTTTCAATTTATCCAACAAAGCTACCGTCATAGCATAATTGATAAGACTATTTCCAAGTCCTGTGTTCTGGTCACCTGACATTCTTGTGAACATAGTTAAATACTTCACGCCATTGGCTGTTTTACCAACATTGCGTTTTTGCCATTTCAAGAGCTTAGCTAGTAACCAAGACTTACAACACTCATTGTAAAATCTATGCTCTAATTCAAGCAAATCCTTATTGACGTGACAATCAAATTTACTATGGTCCATACTGATGACCGCTGGACTAATGAAACAGTTGAATTTAGTCTCAATGTCCTGACCTCGTTGTTTGAGATTCCTTGCCTTTGCAAAGATTGGAGTCCCAGATGTGTCCTTCCAGGTGTAAACATATTGCTCAATAGGATGTAAATATGTTGCCAAGGGCAAACAGTAGCGTTTACTCCTGTATTGAATACATCGTGGCGCACCAATTTTCAAAGTATGATATTTATCATCCTTCAGAAACATGCGTACACGACTGTCCAGTTCATTTACAGGAGCCATCTCTAGTGATTCCTTAGCTTGTAACAATAGTTTACGTTTTCTCGACGTCGCATGCCTTATGATCGTATCGACGGAGACTGGGTCAATGTGCTTAACCCATTTCTTCAAACTCATCCATAAGTTCAATTTGCTAGAGTATCTTGATTTGGTATCTAACTGGTGGCGATGATTCAGAGCAACTACTGAATTACACACACATGACTTATGGGTCCAAACTACACTGGGAATTAAGTCTGGTTTGAAGTTGAAGAGTTTTGTAGTGACTCTTGAACACTCGCATGCACAGGCTGGGACGCTAACAGTTGAACGTGGTAACATAGGTTTCATTGGTTGCTTACCAACACAAACTGCCTCCAGCGTGCTGTCCTACTTTCGATCTTTTGGAATGCTATGAGAAGTTTTGAAACCTTTGAAAATATTCAAGGTTCCACTCTTACCAGCCAATCCATCCACTAGAAGCTTCTCATTCTTCTCAAGCTCATCCACAACACCATCATGCTTCAAACTTTGTCGCAACAACGCCTCCTCGGTTGAAATAGGTATGGCTGTGCGAACTGCTTGCATAACAGTGGCGTATGCTTCTTTAGTTGTGAAGAATCGCATATCGTGCTCCTTGAGATAAGCTCGTGCTTTAACAACCATTGATCTAAAAATAGTTGGTGTTCTCGGAACACAAGCAAACTCAATGAGCAAGTAGTAGTGAAGCTCCTCATTAGTGACAACCCACTTAGACTTCCTTGCCGCATGCTTGACACCCTTAGGTATCTCCTCCCGCTGAACAACCTCAAAACTTTTAGCCATGATAGGATTCTTATTATCGGCTAAGTTGGCAAGCTCTTCTGTCAACTTGTAAGAGGCACCACCATAATGCGGGGCAGTTTTGGTGGATTTTGGCGGAATTTCTTCCACAATTGGAGCGAGGACAGGTGATGCTTGTGACAAAACAGAAGAGTAACTCTTACTGCTGTGCACATCCTCGAGGCTTAAAGTTCCTGGAGTCCAACCCGAATTTGATGTACTCTTTTTCGGTGAACCCACGGGTGTGTCCCGCTTTTTCACGGGCTTGGAACTGCCACGGCGCGATGAATGTTCTTTCGCAGCGGAAACACCAGATTGGGGAGAAGTATTCAATGTAACCACTTGGGAGTTTGTATTCC